AGAATCACAGAATCTCCAAACCAAATCTTCACATTTCTCTTGTAACTTTTTTGTAAATTCCAAAAATGTTCATAGAAACAATTTCATCAATTGCATTTTCAATTGCAACATTCTGATCTGTTTCAGAAATTTCTTCAGAGTTCACAGTGATCCTTGCCAGATAGGATGTGGTATGGTACCCCATGGCAGTGTCATAGTTGTACCACTCATCGAAGTTGTCGAAAGGATCGTAAGGATTGTCAGTAGTAGTAAGCATTGCTACTTGCATCTCACCATCCTTTCTATCCGTTAGTAGCTCTGTCTAATGTAGACAACGACACACCAAGTGCATCAGCAACCTCAGCTCTGGTTGCACCAGACTTCAGCATAGCCTTAGCTCTACTGAGATTACTAGGTGTCATCAGACGATCAGGTCTTGGTGTAGCATACTTACGAAGTACTTCAATGTCTGTGTTGTCTAGTATCTGTTCCAGTTTGTTATTGCTTACAGCACCAGCCTGAATAGCATCCCACTCTCGAGGTGTGATCTCTATCCTTCTATGCTTCTTGCTAGCACCAACCCGAGCACGAGCTTCCTCAAGAGCTTGAAACTTAATCTTCTTCTTAGTCTCATCATCAATCGTTGGATTCGAAGCAATCCTTGCACGAACGTTGGCATTGGCTATGCTCTGGGCATGGCGCTCAAGCGGTCGGTTCTTGTTAGCGATGTGGAGCTTAGAATCAAGGGAGGCTACTTCACGGGCATAGACTCTTTTGGAAGAGGCGTTCCATTTGATAGGAGGGGTGTTTAATGAACTCAATCTAGCTTGGTTAGCCAAGTTCTTCAATCTATTAGAATGTTCCGCATAGATCTTCTCAATCCTGGTAGGTGGTGGGCCAGATGTAAGTTCAAATGCGTCCGCTACTTCAGCAAGCTTCTTGGATCGGATCTGTACATCTTTACCAGACTTACGCTTCTTACCAGTAGGGACGTATACCTTACGCCCAGTAGCAGTATCTATTGGACCACCCTGAGATTGCTTACGTAGTTCCCTATGTGGTACATACTTCCTAGCCCCTGCTCTAGAGATGAGCGTAGATGCACCACCCTTAGGCCTCCCTTGATACTCCTCTTTGAGCTTGGCTATTCCATTACGCTCAGCAGAAAGCTTGACATTTAGATCATGCTTCTCAGCATCAATCACTACCATTGAATGGCGTACTGCCTGTGCAATCTGTGAATGTGGTGCACCCTTGATAGTCATATCAGTGATGAGGTTTGATACATCACCCATCTCTTGCTGCTTCTTGGGCCACTTCTTTTTCTCATTGAGGATTGTTACACCGGGGGGGTTTTTATAGGAAGAGATAGGATCGAAGTCCTTCAATCCTTCCAATGCAGGAGAATGAGTAATTCTTCTTCTGTTATTGGGGATTACAAGAACTGTATCACCATCAAAGTCAGCACCAGACAAACGCTTTGCAACTGAGTGATGAATACCGACTACACCCTTTGCATCCTGAAGAAGTCTTCTTGATTCCCTGTGTCTGTTATTCACAGTAAGTTCTGGAATCTCAAACGTACCACCATGTGGATACCGAACAAGAACTACCTTTTCCCCATCACGATAACCAGTAGCATAAATCTCATGTGGAGAAATGGACTCAATCGGTAAGATTGCATGCCAACCTTGACGTGGAAGACGTGCTGCTTTGAGATGGACGGATGCTGAGTCTGCCGAATCAGCAAACTTCTCCAGGAGATGCTTCTTGACAGTGGGGTTTGTCAGAGCATTGATTTCTTCAAGGTCCTTCTTACGCTGCTTGAATGTGAGATCAAGCTGTGTTTGCGCAAGCTCAGGCTTCTGCTTTGACAAGAACTGAGATGAAAGAGTCTTCGACCACTTGGTCCAGTTGGTTTCATCGTTGACGATATTCATTGCAGAGATATTCCTCTCATGAGGACCACCTGGATCTGCAAGAATCTGTCGAACTACTGCTCCAAACGGAAGCTCAGGATCATCCTTATTGATCTCCTTCATGGCGTCTAACTTATTGCCAGTAGAAGATTTGGCAGTGTTGAATACAAGGTCTACCCCAGGAGGCATATTTTCCTTATACATAGCCATACCCTTGAGGTAGTGATTATCACCTACCTGTACTCGAACCTGAGCATAACGATTCAAACCCAAGGAGATATCAGGTGCACCTTCTCTTACGAAGATAACACCATCTGCATCTCCACCACCTTCTTCTTTGTAACGAACCTGAACACGATTTGGGTGAACGGCGATTGCATCATGACGCTTTCCAGTGGAAAATGTATGACCATGATCCTCGGTTACCGCACTAATTTGCTTAATCTCATCACGACGATCAAACACGTCTCTTTGTGTGGTTCCAGGAGCAGCGAGAACTTTTCGCCTTGTATCGAAGCCCGTACCAATCTGAGGTGTTTTTACAGTATGGACTTCATAACCCTGTTCTTGAAGGATAGCTACTGCAGCATCCTTACGTTCTTTACTTACGCCAATATAATTCTCAACATTGGCGCCTATATCGACGATGTTGTTCTCACCGACTTGCTTCTTGAGCATATCTGCTGTCGACATCAGAACATTGGCACGATCAGCAGCGCCCGGCTTCAGAAGAGCACGATATGACGATTCTGGAATGCCCATTCTAGCTGCACCAGCGACATTGGAGTATCCTTTGTCATGAAGAGCTTGTGCTTGTGCAATTCTTGACTGCTTCTGTTGAGCATTAGCAATTGTCTTGGCTGCTCGAAGTTGAGTCAGAGTGATACCCTGACCCTGAGCAATCTCTCTCTCAGAAAGCCCTTTGTCTTTCATCTCTTTGACATAACTGAGAAAGTCTCTGTTTCGGGTTTCCTGATTCCCGCCACTTCCCCAAGGATACCGCCCAGACCTGCGAAGGATGCCGTAGTGTGCGATGTAGTCTCCTTCATCAACTATCACAGACGGCCCTCCTTTATAAGCTCGATCTGCTGGTCAAAATAAACAATCTTATCCATAATATGCATGATCGCCTCTGGTGTTGGTTCAAAGACTCGAATTTCATTCCTTTGATAAATACGAAGTTCAATATCGATTTCAAATGGACTGATACCGTATTCCAAACAGAATAGAGCTGCATAAACTTCCAACTGTTTTTCAGAAGTGTGAATAATTCCAGTTTTGAGATCGTGAATCCTCAATTTGTTTCTTCTGAATACAATGGTATCTGCGGTTCCGAAACAATTGTCCGAAAAATACAAAATTTGTTCACAGAGCATCCTGTACCCTATTGCATCATTAACATATGTCGACAATGCCTGATTAGACTTCGACAACTTGATGCCAAGACGAATAGCCTCGTGAGCAAGTGCATGAATATCGCTACCCCGTCGAGCCGACATCACTGTGTAATAGCGAGCCTCAAGCTTCTGATCATCATAATTCAACCAATGATAATTACTAGGACTCAAAAATGCATGTTTACCGGCTAGCCCTGAGTGCGAGTTGAAGATCATGCAATACTTGCTCCTCATTCTGGGGGTGTATGAACGAGGCATAAGACATATCGTCAAACATGTCTACATAATATCGCTGATTAGGCTGCTTAGGAGATTTACTCGATGCTTTGAGCTCCAACATTCCCCAACGCTTCTTGAACAAGATAAGAAGATCAGGTAGGCCTTGGTTTACTCTAGGATCGTTCTCGATAATGAAACAACCAGGCAATACAGTACTAAGCTTAGCTTTCAGCTTTGTCTTGTAGACTGCTTCTCTCATGTGGTCTCCAAAAAGAAATAGAGAGAAAAAGCGACTTCCCCTCATTATATTAGATGTATACGAGGCGACCATATACTAACTTGCTAATTTGGCTCTAGGGGTTCGAAGATTGCATTGGTAGGATACACGGGAGTGCCACTGTAAGTGGATTTCCAAATATCGACAAACAGGAGACCTTCATTTATCCCGGCTTCGATTATCGAGCTGTACTCAACATCCGTATCAGTATTACAAACACGAAACATCGAATATTCCTCACGCTGTGGAATCTTGAGTTGACGCATATACTGCCAAGCGAATCCTCTGGGTCGCCAGGCCAGGTTGTATGCAGCTACATTCTGAACATTCCCATCCAAAGGAATAATGTGATCACATCTATGATGGGGTTTGGGTACGAACACCTCTGCAACCAACAAACCTACTGAACGAGTATGACGTCCTCCTTCTCGATCTCCAAATGAAACTTTCACATGACCATGGTTAGTGAGACTGGTTGATACAGGACGATCGAACCTTTGATTATATACGTTTCCCATGTTACTAATGAGATAATCTGGGAATTCTCTGACCACTTTCCACTCTTCTGTCTCTATTGTCATCTTTCACACCTTTCATCCACCCTCTAATGTTGACAAAAATGTTGACAAATATCCATATATTTGGCCCTTATAACTACTATAGAAAAAAATGTGCACCATATACCCTGTTATTACACATTCTCATGTCATTTCATACATTTCTATGTTTTTCTATATGTCATTTCATTACATTTCTATATACTTACATACCCCTTACATGTATTTTCATGTATTCTCACATGTCATATATTCATATATTACTATATTTACTATAATCGCGCGCGGAAAAATAGTATAAAAAGAGTATATACGACAAAGTACATCCAAACCTGGTATATGCCTCGTGTTTTTTCTATAAGTAGTTAAAGTGGGTAAATATATGGCTTTTTGTCAACATCGTTTGAACCTCCTGCTGCTCAAAAGGAACAATTGTTCAATTCTGTGACATCTACGTCCATGAACTTTTCGAACTCCACCATGAATCTATGCTCATTAAAATTCCTCTTCTCCTTCAGAGATCTCCGGATCGCTCTGTCCACGATCGAGTTACTGACAAACGGATAATAGTACAGAGATTTGTACGGAGTGTTCAATCGATCGATGCGTCCGTATGCCTGAGTCAGGTTCTTGTACGAATAAGTGAGGGAATACAAGACCATCGCATTCGTCGTGGTACAGTTCCATCCCTCAGCACCGGACACATATTGGACGAGATACAACCATCTGTCTCCCTCAGGCAGAACGTCCTTCTTGTGACCATTCCACTCCATCACCCAGATATCATCCCTCAAAGTTCTCAATATCTCTAGCTCATAATTGAAGTTGTAGAACACAATCAACCGAGGATGAGCCTGCATAAGCCACTGGAGTTGCCTGAGACGGCTTCTAGAGCCGTTTACGACCCTCCGAAGCACTCTGAAGAGTTCTGCCGCATCTTTACAAGGACGGGCCTCATACGGGTTCCAGCGGCGCTTATAGACCATGTCGAAAAGATCCTTATTGTACCCTACATCAGTCCAGTTGTAATACCGCTCGATCTCATTCGGATACTTCATCTCGACCAAGAGATCATTGCGAAGCATCTGAAGACGATTCTCCTTGACATACATCTTGACTTTCGGGAACTTCACCCAAGGATCATAGACAACATGTTCTCGTCTGAACTGTGTGATGTTTTTGTAGAATCCATTGGCGATGAATACTGCCGCATAGTCCAGCCAATTGTCTCCAGGAGTAGCTGTGAGCATTATCCATTGGTTGTGCTTGGCGATCTTGAGAAATGATTTCACCCAAGACCCATGTCCGACAACTCGCTGTTCGTCAAATATGAAGAAAGCATCCTCCACATCAACATAGTTCCCGATCTTGTTCCACGAATCGACGGTCAATATACCGTGAAGAGTCTCGTGCTCATATGCACCGATCCCATGGCGTGCCGCCTCGAGTTCCCATTCAAGACCATCCCGCTTCTTTCCAGTGGTGATCACATAAATGTGCCGGGGGGATTGTTTTCGAACATAATACTCCAGCGCAACCGCAGATTTCCCACTTCCAAGGGGGCCATAGAGGATCTTTCCGTTACCTAACTGGTCCACTACCTCTATCTGGTGGTCCTTCAAGTCCAATAACATCCAGCATCCCCTCTTCCATTATTATCTCTCTTAACCAGATCTTCAATTTGGCAGCCAACGCGGGTCTGAGATCTTCTCGACCATGTTTGGTCGACTGCTCCTTACCCAAGGATATGTCTATCAGCTTGTCTATCTCACGACCGATCCTGTTGTAAATACGACTGGTCTGTTCTTGAATTATAGGGCCAATTCTTCCCAACTCTTTCATCACGACTTCATCACATCGATCATGGACCATCTTTTGAACATCTGCTTTCAGCATCGTCTCGATTTCCCGACGAGTCTGACGAATTTCTTTCAAAGTACTATGAGCTTCTCTGGTTGCTTCCCTCATTTCCTCCAGAAGCTCTTCGAATCGGGCAATACGCAACTCGAGCGTTGTTGGGCCGTCAGTCATAGCGTTTCCCTTTCATTTAAATTTGAATCCCGATTAATCGTCACTAAACCAACAGGCCAACGAAAAGCACGCTGCAATAATACATCTAAATTATCAATTGCTAATTCAAGTTCCCATTTTCTACCAAGAAGCACCCCTTCAAAAACATGGTTTCCGAACAGTTC